GCTGGCGCTGGCGCCGCAAACACAGTATTACAACCGTTAACAACATTGTTAACAAATAGGATGAACAGAAGAAATGCATTAGAAGATTGGAATAGACAAAATGCATATAATCATCCTAAACAACAGATGCAAAGGCTTAAAGAAGCCGGATTAAACCCAAACTTAGTATATGGAGGTGGAGCAACAACAACTGCACAACCAGTACGAAGTACAGATATGCAAGTTCCTAATATAGATCTACAGAAAATACCTGAAGGTATTGGAGCATATCAGAGCATAAAAAATCAACAACTTGAGTATTCAAGGATACAGAAAGCAATGGAATTGCAAGATGCTCAAAAAAAGAACATAGAAGCAAATACGTTAAGTACATTAGCAGGAACAGATTTAAAAAATTTAGATTTTACAACTAAATCAATAATGAATCAATTTCTTCCTGAAGTACAAGAAGCAAATTTAGCTAAAACAAAAGCATCAACAAAAGTAATGATATCGGATAATGAAATGAGACAATTAATGTTTCCGAATCAAATACAAAAAGTATTAGCAGAAATAGGCAATATAAAAGCTCGTACAGATATGATACCAACGCAAAAGGCACAACTTTTGCAAAATATAAGGTCAGTACAACAAAGAATGAATTATTTTGGTATGACAGAATCGCAAAAATTAGAAACTGGAAAAATTCTTCAAGAATCAGCATTAATAAAAAATATTATTCAAGGAAAACAAATAAGAGGTCAAGAGTTACAAAATGAATTAAATCAAGTAAAATTAGGTTTTAAAAGAGCTGGTTTATCAGAAACTGCATCATCTGATTTAGTAAAACAAATTTTTTCAATAGTAGATTTCTTTTAACAATTAAAAACAAAAACAATGCGTAGAAAAATGCGAAGGGGTTATTCCTCCCGGAAAAGGAGTTACGGAAGAAAAAGTCGTACAAAAGCTAAAAGGACTTATTATGTAAGTCGAGGAGGAATTAGACTATGACTTTCGATTTAAAAAACGAAAATACCGAAGTATACATATATGACTTCGAGGGAAACGTGGAGATTACAATAGTAGACCACGAAACTACAGAAAAAGTAGTTATTCAAATGCCAAATAAAATTGTAGAAACATTTAAAAAATATCTTCAAAATGAAGCCGAATCTGTTTAATAGTATAAAATTAATGAAGCCGAAAAAGAATGTTTTCGACCTCACACACGATGTAAAGTTATCATGCGATATGGGTAATCTTGTACCCATTATGACATTAGAAGCAGTTCCTGGAGACAAATTTAATTTGTCAGCAGAAGCGCTTGTAAGATTTGCACCAATGACAGCCCCAGTTATGCATAGAATGGATGTATCAATGCATTATTTTTTTGTACCAAATAGGATATTATGGCCAAATTGGGAAAAGTTTATTACTGATGCAAATTCAGGTATAGTAGCACCATATATAGGTATAGGTGGTTCATTTGGTGGTGTAGATTATGCTTCTTATAGAAGATTTATGGATTATATGGGTGTTCCACCAATTCCAACAACTGGAACTGCTACTCAATTAAGTGCATTGCCATTTGCTGCATATCAATGTATTTATAATGAGTATTATAGAGACCAAAATTTGATAGCTCCAATTGATTATAAATTAACAGATGGAGAAAATTTTAACTCTATAGATGATGCAGATAGGTTGTTATCAATGCGTAAAAGAGCATGGGAACATGATTATTTTACAGCATCATTGCCATTTGCACAAAAAGGTTCAGCAGTTGATATTCCATTGGGTAGTATATCAACACCATATACAAAGATACAAGGTAGGAATACAGCTGGAGTAACTGGAGCAGTTCAATCAACTGGTGGAGGAAGCCCTACATATGATATCGATGATTTACCAGCACCGTTAGCAGGAGATGGACTTTGGGTACCAAGTCAACAAGCAGATGTAGAACCTACTACAATTAATGACTTAAGAAGGGCTTTTAGGTTACAAGAATGGCTGGAAAAAAATGCTCGTGGTGGTACACGATATGTAGAATCAATTCTTACACATTTTGGTGTAAAAAGTTCAGATGCAAGGCTTCAAAGACCGGAATATATTACCGGAACAAAAACTCCAGTAGTAGTTTCGGAAGTTTTGAATACAACAGGTAGTTTTGAAGCGGGAGATCCTTCATCACCTACAAGTAACCCTCAAGGAACAATGGCCGGTCACGGCATTTCAGTAACTTCTGGTAAAGGTGGTTCATATTATTGTGAAGAACATGGATATATTATTGGTATTATGTCTGTTATGCCAAAAACTGCATATCAGCAAGGTATTCCACGTACATTTCTTAAATTAGATACACTTGATTATTTTTGGCCAACTTTTGCTAATATTGGCGAACAAGAAGTACAAAATCAGGAGTTATATGCTTATACTGGAACCGGTACTAATACATTTGGATATGTACCGAGGTATAGCGAATATAAGTATATGCCATCAAGAGTAGCTGGAGAATTTAGAACAACA